GGGCGGACTCGGAATCATGGTGATTTTTGCTAAGTAAGACATGGGAGCCGGTTGCCCTCCGGGGCGGTTGGCTTCAAGTGGCCGGCGGCGTTCTCTAGGCGTCGCCGGCTGCGCATGAGATTCGCTGATTTGCGAGGCTGACGCAAGCGGGGGTACTGGCATAAGCCCTAGGTCGCTTTATCGCACCGGTGGCCTTCCCTGAGGCTTCACATTCAGCCCGGCTGACAAAAGCGATGCCTCAGCCGAGAAACTGTTTAGTGTCCCTTGAATGGATTAAAACCTGCCGCAAACAAAACGTCGAAAGGATTTGTAGTTCCGCCTCCGCTGCTCGATGACAATTCCTCGGTATCGATGCCGGCCGAGATCACCACCGAACCGGTACGAAACAGGCCATAGACCAAAGGCACTGGGCCACCCTGAGTCGTGACGTTATCCTGGCCTCCGAACAGGAATGAAGCTTTGGGATCGGTCGCACTGCCGCCGGCGAGCGTGGGTGATGGCGCCAGCATCGCGGCCACGCCACCCAACGCCAAGCTGAAACCGATAGAAGCGGTGACACCGGCTACAGTCAGCCCAGCAACACCAAACGCTGCAATTCCTGGTGCAAAATATGGCATCGCAAATGCCAGCGCCACGAGCGCGACACCAGCGAGCACTTTACCAATTCCACTGGCGGAACCTGCCACAACCGGAACTATGTGCAGTTGACCGGCTGAGCCAAGCCCAAGCTTGCAGCAATCGAGATCGAGATCATGGCCCCTGCTCATCTGACCGCGCACGATGCGGTAATTACCTTCGCGCAAGTGCTCCCGAAACCCGCGAAGCTGCAGGATGAGCGCGCGCAAAGCTTCCGCGGGCGACTCTACATCCAGCTTGAATGATCGGCCAAAGCGTTTGCCAAGCCGCCCGTGCAGTACGATTTTGCGAAGCATTGCTATCCCACCATGCGCAGTTCGGATGATCCGTTGTCGTTCGCCGGTTCGTCGAGCGCGCCCATGATTTCCTCAAGAATTTCCGTCGCACTGTCGGTATTAACAGCCGGGATAGCTCCCGTTCCTGATATGGCCGTCCCTTTTATTACATAAGTCTGTGTGCTGGTCGCGCCGGGAAAATCTATGCCCATGAAGCTAACATTTGGACCTGATTGTGCCGACGCGGCGGCCTGTGCGCTTCGGGAAACCCCGCCGATGGCGGTCGTTCCCCGATACATCTGAGCTTGCGACGGGCTGCCGTCCCCAGTATTGGCGACACTCACCGAGGCAAAGTAGCGTATTAGGTTTGCGGCGCTCGTTGGAGTGATGTTCGCGGTTACGTTAGTTGCCGCTAAGGTTGTAAAATTGACAATGGTTAGAGTCCCAAAATTGGGGGCCACGACCTGCACCACATCGCCCGGCTTGTGCACGCCAGGCCCGAACAGAACAATCTTCGTCGGCGCGCTCGCCCACGTTCCCGCCGTCGCAAGCCCTGATCCCCATTCGAGATAGCCGAGGATTCGATACGGCGTGTTCGTGATCGTCGAGACATTGGCGTAATGCGTCCCGGCGCTATTGCCGCCGTTGGTGCTCGCCGCCGTAGAGACGAGATCACCTTCTGATAGGCCGAAGATTTGCGTGGCCGTCGATGCATTGAAAAGACCGACCGCCGGAGTTCCTCCGTTGTAGTAGGCGATGACCCAAAGGTGAAATGCGAGGTTGCCGCTCGAGGTGCCGAGCGTGTTGGTCGAGGCAACCGTGATGCTCAGCGCGGCTTGAAGCGAAGAAATCACGGGATCACCATTCGCCAGCGTGGCATCCCGGAACGGGATCAACACTGGCGAACCCGATGTGGCGTCGGCGTTCGCTGCCGTCTTGATCGCGACCGAGTCGCGCTCGAATTTTGGTACCAGCTCAAGGACCACGATCGCGATGATCACGACCATTAGGAATGCTAAAATTTTTGCCATGTTTTTTCCCATTTAATTCGGCCGCAGAATTCCACCAGGGCGCATCTGCTTCATGATGGTGGAATTGACCAACCCCTCCATCTCGCGGCGGATGGCGCGCGCCGTTGTGGCAGCGGCTTGCGGGTCCGAGCTCGTGGCGTCGCTCGCCACGCTGATGTGAAATGTATTTTGGATAGAAGACCCACCCATCGCCGCCATCTGGCCAGGCGTGAAGACTCCCTCACCCTTATGAGCGACAATTGGCACCTCACCACTTACGATGCCGCCAGAACCGAACCTTGGGGCATTGTCGAAGTAGGCTTGGTGGATGTAACGACTGGCTAAAGCATCAGTACCAAGCACACCACCAGTGTGCGCGGTTGGAACCATAAAACCTAAACCAGCACCACCAGAAACTGACGTGAGTGGACTAGCAGTGGCTGTGGCTCCGATTCCAAGGCCGGGGAAGATGCCGCCCAGCCCGCTCTGCAACGAGCGCATCAACGGGCCAACGATCATCAACTGAATAATCATTTTCTCAATGGCGCCGATCGCAATCAGGCTGAAGTCTTGAAATGATTTAGCGGCCGTCTTTGTACCCATTGCTACATCGGTTAGCGCGGTAGTCAGCCCTCCGCTGATCGCCTGTGACGTACTGGACACGGCCTGGTTCATGCGCAGGCCGGAAGCCTCGACGCTGTTCATCGCGGTGGCAACATTGGGATAAATAGTCTTTAGCTGATTTGCTATCTGAACATCTTCTGACGTTAGAAATGCGGTTTGCTGACCGCGGCTTATAGTTTCGCCGATCTTGGCCTTCTCCATCGCGTCGGCGCGCATCTTGATCGACTCAGTTGTGCGATCAAATGCTGCCTTTTCGTCCGCGTCCCATTTGATGCCGGCAGCCTGTAAAGCCTGCGTCGCAGTCATGCTCGCACGATATTCGGTATATTTTGCGATCTGCTGATCGGTAACATCCCGGTCAGACAATTTTGCCGCTTCCAACAAACTGAATTCAGCGCGCAACTGTTCCTGTGTGGCGGCCGACTGTCCTACTGCGATGGTATCAGCCGCCATTGTTGACGCATGTTTGTCGATGGCGGCCGTTGCCCGATCCCATGCATCGCGCGCGGCGTTGGCGGTTGAAGCATCCGGCTTCGGCGGGTTGGCGAGAGCGGTGATATCTTGGCTGAACCGATTGGCGAAAGTGCCTGTGCTTCCCATGCCGCCGGCAAGATTTTGTTTGGCAATTGCGAGGGCAGCGGAGTTATCCGGCGCCTGCGTCGGCTGGATCACCTGATCTGGCGTCAATGCGCCAGGCATATGCCAGCCAAAATTCATCAGATTCCAGACCGGCAGATTACCGATATATTTTGCAACGTCGGCAACGTTATTGAGTAGATCAACGCCCTTGGCGAGAGTTTCGACGATGCTCACCCATGCACCTTGCAGCTGCAATGCCGGTTGGGTTAGATCGAGTTGAACGGAGAAAAAATCACTGATGGTCGATTTTGCTTCCTTCAGCCTCGCGGCGAGATCGGTTGCATATTGGACCTGCTGCGACGAAATCGTATCGCTCTGGAATTTTGTAAGCTTCGTCAAATCGTCGTTGACACTGCTCGCAAATAGCGAACGCTCAGCATCGGTATATTTTTTCAGGATATCCGAACCGAGATTGATGACGTAATTGAATCCTTCCCAAGCCGCGACGGCGAGGCCGATTGGAATTGCCATGCGCGCAAAGAAAGAGAGTGCAGGTGAGGCAAACGTCACAACATTCTTCGCGGCGGCCGAGACAAGGCCCATGTTGACACCGATCAATTTCAGGCCGTCGGATACCTCGGTGTTGGTGAATGATCGAAACGCCGGCGACATCGCATAGGCCGCAACCGCCATCAATTTCAGATGATTGACGTTGTTGAGAAAATCCTCGGCATGGCTGGCAATTCCTTTGCCAAACTGTTCGGCGTTATCGTTTGCAACCTTGTAGCCATTCGCCAGATTGTCATTGACCGACTTGGCTTGCACCATAGCTTGGCTGAGCTGTTGCTGCGAGCGGTAGGTAGCATCGAGCGAGCGCTGTTGACGATCGAGCGCGGTTTGAACGCTCGTGGTGGATTTTGCCGTCGTGTCCGACACGACGGCAACATTGGCCATCGCATCGCTGAGCTTATTGACCGCCGCAGTCGTAGGGTCGATGCCGTCGGGCATCCCCCTGATCGTGATCGTGCGGACTACGTCACCGGTTGCCATTGTGGTGCCTTCAGTGAATCTTTCGTATGCCCGCGGAAGCCATCACGCGCTGGTAGCCACGCTTCATTCCCTGCCAGAATTTTCTGATCTCTCTTACTTTGAAACCATTAGAGGCTACGACATCAGCCGTTTTTGTCATGTCGGAAAATGCCGCAGAAAAAAGGCGGTCGCTGATTTCTTCGCTCAGTACGTGACGTTGATCGGCGATGATGAGGCAAGACAATGCCCTTTCACCAAGCTGCTCGCCGTACCGCTCGCCAGCGCGCAAGCAGCCTTTGAGGTCGCGCAATCCAGGCGAAGGCATCTCGATTTTAATCTCAGTGCTTTCGACGGCCATCCGCACTTCCTAATCCTCGGAGACGGCTTTCCATTCGCGATCGAGGCGCATGCGGTTTAGATCGGCCATGCGGCGTTGCTCGCGATCGACGGTCGACGTTGATACCGTAGCCAGGATCGAACTCAAAAGCGTGGAAAGCTTCCAGTCCGCGGTGACCTTTCCCTTGTCGATCGTCACGAAACTCATTTTGATGGAGCGCCCCGTCCAATGAGGATTGGGCCCAGCTAAGTCGCAATACATGACGTCGTCGGTTACGTTCATAAAAACGCCGCGCCATCCGTCATTCATCGTAACGGGCGTCCCTTTTTTCAAATGCATAGCGGGCGCGCCGCTGTTTTGCCGCATCACTTTCAGCTTGTTCATTTGGGACCTCTCGCAGTTCATGGCACTAATGCCGGCGGCGGCGATTGCGGACCTGGCGCCGGCGGATCTGACACAGTCAGTTGCGGCTTGAGCGGCCCCTGGTGCACCTGCGGGTCAGAGCCCGGCGGTGGCCCATACATCGGCGGCGTCGGACCGGTGCCCTGCGCTACGTTTGCCGGGTCCTTTGGCGCGATAAAAGGGTCGTCAAGCGGAACTTTTCGCGGCGGTGGCACCGGTGGGTTCAGGTTGGGTAGCGGCGGGCTGGGGATTAGCACTACGTCCGCTAGGACCTGCGGGACTTTTCGCGGCTTCGTTTTTTGCTTAGCCATTTTAAATTCTCGTTATGTGGTTCCGGTGAGCATCGCGATCGGCCCGCACGTGGCCGCATCGCCGACCGTGTGGTTGATGATGTCGAGGCGCTCGATCCCGCGGACTAAAACCTCATCCGTGTCCAGAGCACGGGCGCGGCTGATGGCGATGATCGTCTGTTGGTTCCGCTCGACCAGCACGCTGCTCATGGCAAGGTTGCCGAAGAACAGCATCGCCTTCCCGCTCAGGTCCGTTGATACATTCTGGAGCTTGCCGGAAAACCTCACAGGGAAGCCAAGATAGGAGGCGGCGATTGTTCCGTCCGGCCGCATCGTCGCCGTCAGCCCACCGCTCACAGCGGCCAGCCGGCATATCGTCTGCGCGTAACCGACCGCCGAGGTGTACCAAGCTGCGCCAGGGATCGCCGTCGCTAGCACCCCCGAAATTAAATTGGAGATGTCGGTCGTGTCGAGGGTGAGAAATGTTTTGTGGGTACTCGCAGCAGCGATGCTCGATTTCAAACCCACCAGTTTCGTTGCGAGACCGCTGATGCCGCGAAACGCCGAGGTGCCGTCGCCATTGAAGCCGCAATCGTCTTCCGTTGACGCGAATGCATAACCGATTTCAGAGGCCAAGAATTCGCCTAGGTCCGGTGCAGCGTCTTCGAATAGCTCTGACGATGCGCGCGCCAATATTGCTAGCTTCTTTTGCGCGCTCTCGATCGCGTCGAGTTGAAAATTCGACTCCGGAATGGCTGCCCCCTCGCTGACAAAATTGGCCGTGAGACCGCTAATGCGTCGCGGTCTGACTTGCCCATCAGAGCGTGTCGGCCGGGTCTCAGCGCCCTGGCGGAAAGCGCCGACTGTCTCACGCACATTGATGATCGCGACGTCGAAATCATTCGGCGCCAAAAACCCACCTATCGTATTCACGCTTTCTGAACTCGCCTTCATCAGGCCGATGCCGTTCTCAATGCACCACTCCTTCGCGGCTTGTTGGCCGGTGATTGCCTTGAACCACATCCCGACGCGTTCGGCTTTCTGCTCGGCCAGGGGCCCCGTGAACGCGCGGACTCGTCGAGATTTTCTATTCAACATTTTCGGCCTTCCTGATCTCGCTATTGCTGACGATTCCTTCTGCCAACGCGGCCACCTTCAGATCGCTTACTGGCATTTCGGAAATTGACCGGGTGTTTGCGATCATCACCATCGGAAGCCGCACGGCCGAGAGGTCGCAACACCCTTCGAGCAGCTTTTGAGCGTGGCGCTCTAAAGCATCCAGACGTATCGCAACGAGGGTAATCTCGCGCGCGGCGCGGCGCCATTCGTCGCCGTGGGCTTCGGCCCACTCGACGGCCTCAGCTGCCCGCTCCACGAGATCCCTGTCCGTGAGAATTTTAAGCGCAATGTCTATGCCACGCATTTCTCGGTACAGCTTCTTGTCAAGGGTGATGCCCGACTCAGCCGAGAACAATGATGCCGGCGACGCTCCGTTCAGCAGCAGCTTGGCATGCTCGCGCGCTGCCTGCTCATCAGCGTCGATCGGCGCTGAATCGCTGGCCCCCCCGTTTTTCAAGGCGTGTGCGTAAAGCGCCGCACGCTCATTCACAATCTGCACCCGACGCAAACTGTGCGCGGCGCACTGGCGGGCAATCTCTGCGACCGTCAATGTGTGGATAGTTTCGTTGTTTTTCGTAGCCATGGGTCAACCTTTAAATGATTTTGGAGACGGCAACCGGACAGTGTCCGGAATTTTCTCCCTCCAGCGGCGCAACTGTCGAGAGAGGCTTTCAACTTCGACATTGTCGAGTTTGTCGCGAGCAAATTTGCGCGCGACTATCATTGCGCCGGCACGCCCGCAGCCTTTCTGTTCGAGGCGGATGAGTTCATCCAGCATCTCGGCTCGCCGCACCTGGTGAGCGGCCGCGGTAAGCTCGCGCGGCGTTGCCGTTTCATCCCCTGTGCCGCCCATCGCCGCAGCGGCGACCACGGCCAATGACTCCGCGATGCCAATCTCGCGCGCGAGCTGCTTCAGCGCGGCGACCTTCACCGCATGGGCGACATCAGCCTGGTGCGGATCGCCGATCGCTGGTGCTGGCCCCTCTGGCCGAATATTAGATGACATATCAAAATCTGCAGCACGTCATAGTTTTGCGGAGCGCCCGCAAGGCGACTCGATTAACGCAACAGCACCAAAAAAATAAATTCTACAAAAATCGCTGAAAATCTCTGAATGATGCCCATGCGGTTGATGCTCCCAAAGCGGTACGGAATTAATCCCCCCTACCCCCAGCCGGCACAATCGAGGTCAATTCGCCTTTCGCGGCTCGATCTCGTTCCAGTCAGCGACGTCGGTGTCTCCGTGCCGCCCGGCGAGCTTCAGTTCGTCATCGGCCGGTTCCTGAACCTTGGCGGCTCGTGCCAGTGCATGACGGTCTAAAGGCGTCAACCCGAACTTGGCCGAGAGTTCAGCGATCTTGTCCGCAGCGTG